CAAATTTAAATATGAAAAGAATGCTAGAAAACATCGCTGAAAGCGTTTTGGTTGTTCCAACTAGAATGCTTGAAGTATTGGAGCAATTACAATGATTATAAAAATATTATTCGTAATAGGTTATATGTTATTAAGTTGTGCTGTTTTAATGATAGCAAATCATGGAGATCCAAAAATAGATATAGAATAAGATTAGGCGGGGAATCAGGATGTATGCTTCGGACCTTTATGGGACAAGCGAGTGCCATTATTCCCCGTCTTTTTTTTGGAACAAAATATAAAAGAAGGGGAGTTGATCTATGGCAACTAGATTTTGGTCACCATCAAGAACATATGAGTTTGAAGTAAAAGTGGCAGATAGAGACCTCACCCCAGATTTATATAAGTTGACAATCCTAACTTCAATTGATTTTCCATATCAAACATTTATATTGGAATTTTTTCTAGATGCAAATGATTTGATATTAGAAAAAATATATAGTCAACATGAAATTAAATTAACAGCAAAATTAATGGCAACAGCTCCTGATCTTGTAAACGACCAAATTGATTTTTCTCTCATGTATTTGACAGAAAATATTCCATTACAAATACAAAATACGATACAAAGTCAACAAGACGTCCAAAGATCTTCAATTACAATAAGTGCAGTTTCTAGAAAAGCATTTACCACAATGTCAACTTATATAAATGACGTATTCGAGAACACTACTCTTGATGCAATTATTTCAAATTTAGTTAGTAAAGCAAAAGGTCAATTGAAGCAAGATAGTGTTGGAAAAAATGCTGAAAAGATAGATCAAATTATTATTCCTCCAACAACTCTCTATCAATCATTAAAATATTTAAATAGAACTTTTGGTATATTTGATGGATGGTTAGCATTATGGTGCACACACGATAATAAAGTCTATCTAAAAAATCTAACATCCAAAATGAAATCATCTTACCTATTTTCAATATATCAATTTGCAACTAATGTTAAAAATGATGAACTCACAACAATCCTGGATGAAGAAATCTATTATACTAGGTATGATGTTAAAACTTCATATTCAGGAAATTCTAAATTTGTCGTTTTTGCACCAACAATGAAACATGTTGTTAAACCAAAAGATAAATTAAGTCAAACAATTGAAATTGATCTAGAAAGTTTTTGTAAAACATATGGTCTAATATCACAAAGAAACAAAATCTTTTTTGATAGTGCAGCTATATCTTCATCTAATAGAAAAAGAGTTTATAAAGATCATACAGGTTATGAAGCAAGCAATTCATTTATTAATTCCAATATGGCAGAAGAAATTGGTGACTTATCAGAAATTGAAATAAAGCTAGAACGTTTCTTGAAAATGCAAAGTCTTATGAATGTTGGAGAAGCAGTAACGTTCATTTCAAAGATTGATGATTATAAAGATTTAACTGGAGTATATATTCTAAGATCATCTCAATTGAATTTTATGAAAGCAAAAGATTGGGAATCTTCTGCAGATCTAAAACTAATTAGAACAAATAGAATTATATCTAAAGGTTAAAAACTTAGAACAAATGTTAAAAGGAGCTATATGTCTCAGCAATTACAAAAATTAGCTCAAAAATATATAGAAGAATTTATTAAATGTAAAGCATCGTTTGATTACTATTGTAGAAATTACGTTTTAATTGAGCTTCCAGGAAGAGATGAGAAGTTAACTCCTTATAGAAAACAAACTGAATTAATCGATCTAATTGAATTTCAACACTATGTTCTCGTATTAAAGAGTAGACAGATTGGAATCTCAACAATTATTCAAGCATACTCTTCTTGGTTAACTGTATTCTTTGATAATGTTGTAATAGGAATTATTTCAAAAGATGGAAGAGAAGCAACTGACTTTGCTAGAGCTGTTAGAGGAATTGTAGAAAAACTTCCAGATTGGATGAAACCATTAAAGGGTATATTGGGAAGAGGATTTGCAAAAAGAACAGAGCAATCATTTATTTTAACAAATGGTAGTAAAGTTTTCGCTTCACCAGTAAATCCAAATGCTCCAGAAAAGACACTTCGTGGAAAAGCAATTACATTTTTAGTTATCGACGAAGCAGCATTTGTTCATTATATTGATACTGCTTGGACTTCTATGGTTCCAGCTCTTTCAACAAATCAAATGCAAGCACGCAAAGCAGGAATTCCATTTGGAACAATTGTCTTATCAACTCCAAATAAAACAATTGGTGTTGGTCAATGGTATTTTGAGAGATATTTGAAATCAATATCAGGCGATGATATCTTCAAACCCTTTGTTATTCATTGGAAAATGATTCCTGAACTTTGTGATGATCCTGAATGGTATGAAACTCAATGTAGATTATTTGACCATGATAAAAAGAAAATCGCTCAAGAGTTAGAACTAAAGTTTCTCCCAGCAGAGGGATCATTCTTTGAAGCTGAAACAGTTGAAAAGATGCAAGAAGGAGCTATGATTCCTCTCGACAAAATTAAACTGTATAATGGAGAAATATGGTCATTCAGTCCGCCAATCGCTGGAACCACTTATATCATAGGAGTTGATACAGCTCCTGAGCATGGAACAGATAAATCAGCTATCACAGTTTGGGATTATACAACATTGGAGCAGGTGTGGGAATATCAAGGTAAATGTAAAGTCCTTGATTTTGTTAATGTTGTTAAGGTTGCTGCCACAACATATAAAAATTCTGTCATAGTTGTAGAATCAAACTCATATGGTAACCAAGTTGTAGAACATTTAAATGCAAGTGAATATTCTCCACAATTATATAAAGAGAAACGAGGAAAAGATACAATGGTTCCAGGTTTATCAACTAACTCTAAAACTAGACCATTAATGATTGATGCGCTATACTCATATATGACTCAATACCCTGAGTCTGTAAAATCAGAAAGATTAGCATTAGAACTAACTGGTCTTGTATCAAAAGCTAGTGGAAAAGTTGAAGCTGATACTGGATGTACTGACGATATAGCATTGTCAGCAGCTTTATGTTTTTATGTTAGAAAATACGATCCACCCCTAGCATTATCAATGAATATGACAGATGGTTCAATGATAGCAAGTGATTTAAAAGATGTTCTTAATTTTAATGTTGGTCACTCCGATGTTGAATTTACTGATCAAAGTATTATGAATTATATCAAAAATAAACCAGAAGAAAATTTAGGGTATATAGATACAATAAGTTTCTTCAAGGGGTAAAAAATGTCTGAAAATATACATGAATTGTTTGCACCTCCTGTTGGACTTAAGTTAGTTAATGTTATTGATGGTATGAAGCTATATTCATCAGCAAAACTAATGAAAAACTTTTTACTAGCTTTTGAAAAATCCAGCAGAGGAAGTGACAAAGTTAAGATAATTAAAGCATTAATGAGCAAAGGATTAATAGTTCCTTGCTTTAAATCAAAAGGCGTTTTTCCTTTCTTAAAATATAAAATTTTTGGAGATCAACAATCAAAAGCAATTTTGGGAATGTATCATCTAGAAACTAAAAAAGTTTATATTTTAATTGACAATAGTTCTACTATATTTGGAACTTCTTCTAATGATGAGTTAATATCAACAACCCTACATGAGACAATGCATCTAGCAGCTGGTAGAAATATGAAAGGTTTCTTAAAAGTTATGATGCCAACTTTAAGAACATTTTATTCAGAAGCATTCACTCAAATTTTTTCTTTAAAATCCGTTCCCAAAATTGACAAAATTATATATCATTTAGCATTGTATGAAAGTTCAAAAAATCTAAATGTGAATAAACAGTTAACCACATATTATCATTTACTTTATGATACATTTAATAATTCAACAAATTTAGACGAGACACAATTTAGATTAAAAATACAAAATTATATTGTATCTATGAAAATATTCTTTGTAAGTTTCTCATCATTTGTAAGATCATATAGAAAATGGCAAAGTATATTTATTGAGTTGAATCATGCATATGAAAAAACATTTGGCAAAAGAAATATTTATACATCACCATTTCAAGAATTAGTTTCTGTTTCAGAAGTAGCTTGTGTTATGGCAGAAATGAAATCTAAAGACCAGAGAGTAAATTCAATATTAAAGATATTGAAATAGGAGATTGAAACATGGCGGATGAAAAATCCCGAGAACCAGGCAGTATTACTAAAACTGCTGATGCTCAAAACGAAAGGATATCAGGTATAAGTAACGTTTCTAAAACAGTTTCAGAAATGCAAAAAACAACTCAACGTAAAATTGAACAAACTCAAGAGTCAATTGATTATGGTGCATCTACAGGAACATCTGCTAAAGAAATGAATAGTGTTCTCTCTAATTTTGGAAAAACAATAAGTGCATTCACTACAGGTATTCAAAATGTATCAATGAGTACAGCTAAAGCAACCAAGGATGCCATTGGTGATTATGGAAAAGCAGTAGGTCAAGACATTAATTTTAATAAACAAAATATGGTTGCCATGGCGCTTTCTAGAACAACTCCATTATTTGGTTACTTTGCTGCTAAATTTATGGAAACAGATGTCTTCAAGAAAGCTAAAGATAGAATGAAAGAATCCATTGCCAGCACATTTAAGGGCATTGGATCAAGTATTGCAAATATTTTTAAAGGAAAAGAAAAAGCACATAGCGATGCTGTCCCTAAAATGCAACGAGGTGGTTACGTTGAAAAAGGAGGTATGGTAGAAGTCCATCCCGCTGAAGTTGTCATGCCAATCGAAAAGATTCTTGAACGTATAGATGATTCAATATCTGTTGCAAGAGAGATGTCTGAAATTACATCAAAAAGTCAGATGAAGTCATTGGCAAAAATGTCAACATTTGTTTCAGCTGAAAGAGATAAAGAACCAGTTGGTATGACTAAAGGTTTCTTGCGTGCATTGAGAGAGGTTCAAACTCAATATGAAGAACCTTCAAACGTTCGTATGTTGAGAGCTGTGTTGTCAATTCAAGATACATTAGGAGCAACCATTGGAACATGGCAACAGGTATGGACTAAAATGCTTGTTGAACATCCTACCTTTAGACAATTAGCATTTACTATGAAATCTCTTGGAACTATATTTGGAGCTCCGTTCAAAGCAATAGGTATTCTCTTTAAACAAAGGGGTGGTTATACTAGTCATGTTTCTAAATCTGGAAATCCTTTTGAACAAATAGGTCATAATACTGGTATTTTATATACTGGAACAATGCATAGACTTGATAACATTGCTATGTATACTAAAGCATCAGCTGTAATATTACAAGATGTAGCTGGCGTAGTTTCGGGTGGAAAACTTAAATATGGAAATTTAGAAGCTATTTCAGAGGGAACGAGAAGTATCTTTGGTTGGTTAAGATTTGGATTTCATAATATTATGAAATGGGGTCCTGCTCTCATTGGTGCTGGTTTAGATTTACTACTGGGAGGAGGGGGAACAGGATTTCAAGCAGGAAAACGTCTAGGTGAAATGGCAACACGCCCAATGGAATGGTTTGAAAAACTTAAATTCTGGAAAACATTTGAAAGACGTAAGAAGATGGATTTTGCATTGGGTTCTGGAGTAGGAGACTTTGCTCAATTAGCTATTGATCAACATAAGAAAAAAGTTCCACCCATAATAACCGTGTCCCAATCAGAAGCGAGAATAGGTGAATGGTTAAAAGAAATTACTGAAAATACTGGAAGTACAGCAAACGAATTAGATAAGCATAATGATAGAGAAAGAAGAAAAGGATTAATGGGTCTTATAATGGGTGCGGGGTCAAGTATATGGGGAATGTTAAAAATGGGTGGAGGATTTCTTAAAGATCTTCTTGGATTTGGAGCTGGTGGTTTTATAGCAACAGGAATTAAAAGTTTATTTGCAGCTGGAGGACCGATTCTTGCAGGATTAACTTCTTCAGCTTTTTTGGGACCTCTTGCAGCTGCAATAGGTGGAGTTGCGGTAGGGAGCTGGATAAATAAATATATCATTGAACCGCATGTAACTGGTCCTTACTTTGACAAGCATGAGAAGTGGCAGCAAGAAGGAATGAGTGAAAGGAGTGAAATTAGTAAACTGAATCTAAGTGATGCACTAGGAAAAACAGCAACTGGTGAAGCATCTTATCAAAGCAAAATAGCAGGAACAGTTAGTACCCAACTTAGTACCCAAAAAGGTTTACTGGGAATTCACTTATCAGCAGAAAAAATTAAGGCAGCACAAGAAAGATTTATAAGGAAAAATAAAGCAAGATACGCTCAATATACTCCAGATGAACTTTCAAGTATGAGAACAAAATGGAGTCATACTTGGGATTACTATAATAAGTATTGGAAAAAAATAGATCCTGTAAATCCGGATCAATTTGGAACATGGAAAGAAGCAGCATTTTTAAAATATTTAGAAAAAGTAGGGACTAAAAATAAAGATTTAGAAGGATCAGTAGCATCGCACAACGCAGCCATAGCACAAGCACAAAGAGGAAGTGTAGGGAGTAAAGCAGCGACTACAGTTAAAAAATATGGTGACAAAGCTAAGATGTGGATTGCTGAAAGTGGAAAATATGCAATAGATCAAGGAGGACAATTAATAGAAAAAGCAACAGGTAAAGTTATTCAAGGTGCAGACATAGCAAAGATGCAAGTATCAGAACTATTAACATCTAGTAGATTATTGGGACAAGAGTTAAAGAACAGGGGAGTAGATCAATTAAAAGGAATGAAAGACCTTGGAAATCAAGTTGAAAGTAATCTTTCACAGATGTCTAATACAGTAAATCAACAGATTAGTAATGTGTCAAACATGTTTGGTGATAAATCAGGATGGACTAATTATTCATTTATGGATGAAATGAGTCAAAGAGTTGCAACAGGAAATTTTCATTGAGGAGAACAATAGATGGCAATAAAAACAATAGATTTTATTATTGGTATGCCTCCAATCACTACAAGAACTGGAGATTCAATACATACTCAAAGATCAGCTGAAGCATTAAAAAATACAATGCCTATCGCAACAATTTATCCAGGCATTCCCTCATTTGAATCTGGTATAGATCTTTTTAGAAGAGTAAATACTTTTGATTCTGAGGGAGGTCATCCTGATGCTCCAAAAATCAACACCACATATTATTTGCCTATGTTAAGAAAACATGGTTATACATTAGATAAAGAGATTCATACCGCTGGAGTTAAGGTAGCATATCTAGCAGATAACTTTCCGACTGATACATTTACTAATGAATATGGAGAAAATTTTCTACAGAAATTTACAGATGTTGCTTCAGAGGGGGCAGCTTCTATTTCACAAATGTTCGGGGCAAGGGATATAAGACAATTAGGTTCTGGTATGACAGCTGCTGCTAAAAAACGTGGTGGTACAGTTGGTAAAATTGGAGAACTGGCAAGTAAAGCAGGTGACTATATTAATGATCTTGGGGGAATGTTTAAGGATTATAGTCCAGCGGGAGCTAGAATGGCAACTATGATTGGTTCTCTTGCTGCTGGATCAAGAATTGACTTTCCAATGGTTTGGAAAAGTAGTTCGTTTCAACCATCTTATTCAATGACAGTTAGATTGTATAATCCAAATCCTGGAAATGTAGAATCAACACAGAAATATATTATAGGACCCATTGCAGCAATAATGCTATTAGGAATTCCAATATCTCAAGATGGTAGCACATATAGTTGGCCATATCTTCATAGGGTTTCATCTAAAGGTATATACGATTTGGATCCTGCTTATATTCAAAATATTACAGTTATAAAAGGTGGGGACCAACAACAGATCGCCTACAATCAATCGTTAGCAATGGTTGATGTTAGAATTGATTTTGGAAGTTTGTTTAGTAGTATGCTTGCATCTACTAGTAAAACAATGAAAACAAGACCAACTTTAAAAAAATATTTGCAATCTATGGAATCAGAGGAATCTGCATATAATATTACAGGTGGAAAACTTTTAGATCCACAACCTCAGAAACCAATAAATACAAAGGTTAAAGGAAGTGGAAGAAACTTACAAGCTTTTACTAAAACAAGAGCAATTCTGGATGCTTCATCACCAGAAGAACCGCCTTCTAGAATTTCTAAACTAGTTAAAGATATTGGGGAATCAATAGAAAAACAAATTCCGGAGGGATTTAGAATTGGAGATACTCTTTAACACATAGTACTTCTAAGAATTAATGTTAGATATAATGCGAGAAATAGATTTATAATAAATTGGGTTTGGCGTGTATAACTATTGTATTGATCCATCAACTTTAAATTTTCTAAAACATTCATCAAAAGCAAATTTACTTGTTGTTTAAAATAAACTGGAGCATTACTTCTTTTAACTTCCATTAATTTTCTTAAATATTTTTCATAACCGCTTCCGCATATCTGATTTGTTGATGTTAGTCTCTTCATATACAAACTCAAGATCATTCTAATCTTGTCAGAATACTCTGGATTTACCATTTCCCTAGCAATCAATTCAGCAATAGAAGCTTTTACTTTACTTATTCTTTTCGCTTCGTTCATAGATTCTCTATCAACTATTTTATAAATACTTAATTTTTTAATTGTTTCATCAACTTTTGCTTTTCCTCTTTCAAGAGATTGATATTGATATGCGTTATTATCATCTTCTGGTGTATCAGTTTGTGTTTTAATTGTTGCCCCTGCTTCTTTTGCCTTGTAATAATTTTGAACAAAGCTTTTTGCACTTTGAGAAATTCGATGTCTTGATGCTGTAATAAAATCAATTATCTTGTCAAGATCCCAATCTCCAATATACCTCTCATATTTTTTCTTTAGTTCAGTTGATAGATAATACAAACTATTCGCTATAGTTTTCTCACGAACAAAAAGATGAGTTTTAGTCAACGTATCTAATGTATATCTAAATATATCAGCATTACAATATCTTAATTGCTTATTCATAACACGCCCATATTGGAAAAACATATAATAAGCAAGAGTCGTTTTAAATGCAGCAGTATCTCTATGTAAAAGAAATAAATGCATAACAACGATTAAAAGATTTGTACCCACATCTTTGTGCAATAACCACGTTTCAGCTCTAGTTCCTTTGTATTGCCTTTTAACAAAATTTTTAACATCTTTGTCTGTAATACCCATTGCTCTTAGTATTTCATGATATACTAATTTTGTTTTTGGATAATAACAAGGTTCAGACAAACCATCAAATTCTTTTGCTGTATATTTAGTAATTAAGAACTTGAGTTTTCTGATATCATATTTAGATTTTTCTATTAATTCTTGCATTATGAGAATATCCTAATTGCTATATCATCTTCTTCAAAGAAGATATATTCTGGACCATAAGAAAGCAACTCTTCTTGAGTCAATTCATCCAAATCAAAATTGAAAAAGATACTGGATTCAGGTTTAATTAAACGACAATGTTCAACACCTTCTACTTCTTGAACTACATCAATAATTTCAGATCTATATAAATATGAATTAATACCGAATCTACTTGTAAATGCTAAAACAACTGCTGATCTAACCTCACTTGTCAAATCGGAATTTGATCCTGTATAACTAGAAGTTTTGAAAACGTCTAAAGAAATTTGTAATGGAATTTCATATTCTGGTATAACCCAACCAGCTTGACAGTAAATATATTTTTTTGACTCATCTGTTACATAAACTATCTGCTCGGTCTTTGGTTCATAGTATGCCCAAGTCATTGAAGTTGAATCACTAACTTCTGCAATTTGGTCGTCTTTTCCTAACCATTCCCCAGTACCATTTAAGATAATATATCTATCACCTTCATCTCCAGACACTGGAGGAACAGACAGAATATCATCAACAGCAGTTAAACTAACATCATTCAACTGCATATTCTCCATTATACCATCCGTATTTGCAAGTTTAAAATTAACAAAGTCAGTAGTCATTTTATAATCTTTGAAATCTAATGTAGTTACTAATTTTTGCATTACATTAGTTTCAAAATCTGATTGGTTTATACCATCATAATAACTTGCTTTAATTGTAGGAATATCATAAACAGTATATGTTGGTGTAGAATAAATTACATTTGATAATTCAAAATCATCTAGAGATTTTCTAAACGTAAATAATGCTGTATACTGACCAATATAATCAGTTCCGTGTTTTAGAGTAAAGAAGTAAGTTGCTTCACCAGTAGGTAAAACTGTATAATCTGGAAGTGATAATAAAAATGCGGATGTTGAATCATTGGTCATAGTATAAGTTGAACCTGATTCTAAGACTTCAATTTCACAAGTAACAGTATCTGAATCAGTTTCTGTTGTCTTATAATCCAATTGAAATTCTGCTCCAGATCCATTTTTACTAACAGTCAATAAGTCACAATATAAATCATAAGAAGAATTATAACTGGTAACCAAAGTTGGAATCTGTTGTATTTCATACATTACATATGTATAAGTAGCAACCGAATTTAGCTGTTCTATTTCCATATCAAATATAGTATAATAGTTTATACCACCATTTGTAAGAACTGTACCTCTTGGAATGCTTGTAGATGTGAAATCATATTTGATATTTCTAGCTGGAACAATTACATCAGAATATAATAAAGTTGAAAATAGACTTATCTCATTTACTTTAATATCGGATCGTTTTAAAACAGGCAATGAGTTCTGTGAGATTGGAGAATCAGTAATAATAACATTTGTATTGATATAATCATTTTCAGTAACAAGTCTTTCTAAAGATGTTAGATTTGTAATAGCATTTCTTCTAACTTCCTCAATTGTTTCCTCATCTTCTCCACCACTACCAGGTGCTGGATTAGTAACTGTATAATTAACAGCTCTACCCTCATCATCACTAATTCGAGTTTTAATATCAGTTGTTTTTCCTGTTACAGAACCAGCTATAATATTACCATCTTCACCCTTTGTTAATTCGGTTGTAACCTGTACTGTTGCTCCAGGTTCAGGTTGATATCCAATAAGACCATTTCCAAATTGGAGACTAAAACCTGTATCATTTCTCTTCTTAACATAACCCTTTGTAGTTTCATCCATTAAAAATAGACTACTGTATTCTGTATATGTTTCAAATCCAGAAGATCCAGATGGACGAACCTCAACGATTACACCTGATATTTTTTTAGTTATATCAGTAAATGTTACATCAAAATCAAAAAATTGGTATGTTTGTAAATCTTCAGGAACTTGAAATTCTTGAACATCAACTTCAAACTGTTTGAAAGGCAAAACCACAGAAAAATAGTTAATTCCTTGGTCATCAGTTGATAAACTATATGGCATGTTAAAAACTTTATTATCTTCTGTAACAGTTATTGTTACTGAAGAGTTATTTAATACATTTACTGTAGTTGTATAATAAGTCGTAAATGGTATTGATCCAGCTGATAGTTCAAATCCCTCAGGTATCTCAAATGTCACATTATTATCTGTAAAACTCAATTCAAATGCAAATAAAATATTTACAAATGCAGTTGATGCTTCAGATGGTGAGTAACCTAAAAACGAAGCTAAATTATAAATTGATGAAGATAATTGAGCTTTAGTTAAAAAGAATTCTCTATAAGAAGATATTTGATAAAATAAATTATTTGTTGTTAACGTAGATAATGCTTCAACTACGAAAGCAAGAAATGAAGATTTTGTCAAATCAACTTCATTTAATTCAAGATACTGTGCTAAAACCTCTATGATTTTTAGAGTTGTTTGATCTTTAGATTTAAAAATTTGTGATGATATTGTATTATCTGCCATAAGTCATTTCCTTATATAAAATAAAAACCGCTATTACTATCAAACAACGATTCAGCTGTAGCTCTCAAAGTTTTATTTTTTGATAATAACCTTGTCATAAAAGTGGAATCATCCAAGGTATGGATTTTTTTATCATAATCATAAAATGTATAAACAGCTTCTACCTGTTGATTTAGCTGAGTCTCGGTTACACTCTGTTCTAAACTTACAATAATCTTCCAAAATAATCTATCAGCATTTACTGATTTTTCTACACCTCCAATATTGAATAAAGGATATATATTATTAGTAGGTCTCAAGTAATTTTGTTCCAACTTAATTTTATCATTTGGTAGAGGAATTATTCCGTATGTGCTTGGTATAACAAATGTGGTATTATTCTCTTTGACGTAACCAATATCTTGACCATCCAGTGGACTATTAATTTCATCAATATAAAAAACAGGAAGTAATAAAACTTTATTCCATTTAACTCCTGAAAACTCGCCAACTCTATCATAGGATCCTGCAAAAACATTTTCATCTTCCCAAATGGTTTCATCAGTATCAATATGATAATAGGTAGTCAAAAAAGCAACAGAATGTTTACTATAAAAATCATAAACTAAACCTTGATACTCATGAATATAATCATATAATCTTTCGTATTTTTGCATTATTTTATCCTGTTATGCATTTGAAGTATCATCAAAACTTAAAGATAAAGTTCCTTCCTGTCCTTCATATTCAATATAAACGTCAACCTCAAAACCTTTTCTATTTGAGAGTAATCGAACATCAATATTTTCAATAAGAGCTCTATTATCATAACTTTCTATTCTATATTCTATCTCTGTCTTTATTTGATCTATAGTTTGATCATCAATAGGTTGAAACACCATCAAATGTAAATCGCTTCCATATTCAGGATCATGAAGATGTGTTCTTCTAGGCGTGACTAAAATGTTATTCCATGATGAAATAATAACATCCAAATTACTAATTTTTTGAAAATCTCCTGCAGATGTTATCTTAGGAAGAAAGTCTAAAAGTTTACTTTCACTACCAATAACATCCTTTCTAAATCTATCTAATAAATTTGACATTATGCACCCTTTAATCCGCTAATAATTTCTTCAGCTACCATTTTTTTCTTTTCCTCTTCTAAATCACTCTTCCACTTTAAATAAGAGTAAAACCTTTGTATAGGCATTGAAATAACATCAATATATGATTGTTTACTCATTTCCATACATGAGAAAATATTTTTTTCAAGTTGGGATATGTACTCGTCTATTAAATCAGATCGAGTACACCATTCGAAAAAAATTGCCCACTAAATCTATATTTATTAACTCTTCATGACCACAATGGTGACAGTTACTTAACATATTTAAATTAATTCCATATTGTCCAAATTTTTCTCTATACTCCTTATAAATATGTCTTTTATCTTTAGAAGCTAGAGATCTATACGCATCAATAATATCTTCTCTTTCAGAATAGACAACACTATCTCCACCTGTTTCTGGAGTTTGAAACAGCTTTTTAATGATTAAAGTTTCAGTAAATATGTCTAACTCTTTGGTTCCTCTTTGATTTTTAAGTGCCATAACTTCATCCCAAAGAGTTGGTTGCTTTATAGTAGCAAATACAGTTTTAGATATTGGTAATTCAGTATCAAACTCTTTATTAATAATATCTCCATTTTCATAAGACTTCATACTAAATGTTTCAGATGCTTTGACTGTTACAGCATACGATTTTTCACATTGACCGCAGGTAACGTCATAGTTTCTTATATCCTCATATGTAATATGATATAAACCATACAATAAAGCATCTCTATCTTTCAAAGTTGTCTTTTTCAACCAAGCGTCGTATGTTGCTATACTCTCTGGTTTTACAACGAATGAGTCAAAAATACATTTATTTAAATGGTCATTAGCTTTAGTCGGAGTTAGAAAACTTGCTTTAAGGCGTTCTTCTTCTTGAACATTTAATGATCTAACATGATATGACAAATTTGTTTGTGGAGTAATCACTTCATATTCTGGATACTTTATATTAAATCCTGTAAACATAACATCTATCTCCTTTCATTTCTCATTTATTAAAATTAAAATACTACTTTCTAAATATCTTTCCTTTAGAAAGTAGTATTTTTAATTATCTAATTTATTATGTGGATGATTGAATAATTCCACCATATTGCTCGATAACGTTCTCTTTAATTGAATATACATCTTCTGCGAGAGTTTGACATTTTTCTTTAACCCAAGGTTCATGCCATACATAGTCACAGTTAAATTCAATTTCTACATCCAATCTTCCAACTGTTTCAACATCACTTGTGAAAAGATCCTGTGGATCTTTTGTAGGAAATACACCATCGTATGCTGCATAATACTCAACTGTTTTTGCATCAGGAGCTGTTGTCCAATAATACATAACACATGCATAGGTTGATTTAGTGTAACCATCAAGAGCGTCACCATCAACTAAATTTGAAACTCCGGAACGATAGTCCCTTATCATCTTTACCCAACCATGCATAATGTTTAGAATTGGTGTTCCATTAAACTCCAAAAACTTTACAGAAACAGAGTTTCCATAATCAATATTTCCTGGCACTGACCACTTGATTCCTCCTAGTCCTGTAAACTCAACTTTGTTTAGAGTTCCTCCAGGTGGTGTAACAGACAAACAAGAAGCAGCTAAAATATTTCCAATATCTGCAACTCTTATATCATCAGCATACTGTGGAAGACCAGATGGAATTCCAGCAAAATATACGAAGTGGTATCCAGTTAAATATGGATCTGCCACTCCAGCAACAGTTCCTCCAAAATTTCTACTTAATCTGTTATTTGGTACTTTAGCAAAAGAAGTTTTAATTCCCATTTTATAGTTCCTCCAAAATTATACTTTCATTCTCGATCTAATAATTTTCTTAACAGAATCCCAATCACCATTCTCTATAGTAATTGCTTTATCATCAATATAAAATTTAGCTCCTAATTTTTCAGAAGTAATTCTATCAAAATAAATCCCTTTATCATCTAAGAAATTTTCAATATTTTTTATCTGTTTTAAATGATCAGTCCCCATAGCTTCCGCATTTTCTTTTGAAGCTCGGGTTGTAAATATAACAATCTCAAAACCCATTTCCTTCAACCAGTCTATTGTTTCTTTCGCCCCATCAAATGCATCATCTTCAAGTATTCCATCCTCAAAACCTTTTGAGTATTTATAAATGGTTAAATCAAAATCAATCATCATTCGATTACTTGCTTTAGACTTAGTAGTCACTTCTGAATAATACTTACGGGTTTTCTTTTTCTTAGATGGAGAATCCATGGGAAAAATTGATTCATCATTTTGTATTTTTTCTAAGTATTGTAATACATTCATAAATTCAAATGCTCCGTTAAGTAAACATCAAGTTTGTATTTTGTTCTAAGAAATTCTTTACATCTCGTTTAAAAAATTGATCTATATATATTAATAATTGAATAGGAAATAGTTTTCATCTTTTTTTAACCAAACTTAAGGAGGAGCAAATGATTAAAACTGACATTATCGACAAGGGGAAGTATGTAATGCAGACAGCAAATGAAAAATGGGATACTATGGATCCAATATGGAGAACCTTAACTTTGTGTCTTGGTATTCTTGTTTTCTTAATTACCAAAAGACTAGTTTTGGTTGGATTGGTTGTAATCCTTGGATTTCAACGAATTCTTTATCATATTAAATGTTTTAAAGATAAAGATGATGATCCAAAAATTATTCCTGGAGAAGCTGAATCTCACTGTGTAAAAAGTACAATTAAAGAGACGGAAAGATATTTCGATGAACGTGAAAAAAAATAAAGAGGAATTGAAATGGGAATACACATAACCGACTTTGTTGGAATACCAGAAGATTTTATTATTGAAGAGCATATGACTATGAGAGAAAGAATGGGTATTTACAAATATCCTAAATTAATCTCTCTTGAAACAATTAATAAAACAAATGCGGTCGTTAAAACTACAGGGTATCTTAAAATTTCAACAACTTTTGCAGAAAAGATGAAAGAAGAAATGCAATCAATAGCATCAGCAGCAGCATATTTAATGTGTCTTGATGAGTTGGGATTAATCGTTACCTCTTTTAAAAGATTTAGTTTTGAAACTCTACTATGGAAAAAAAGTAAACAAGATGGATTTGAAAAATTCATTCATGACGTTGAGCGTGGAGACACGAATATGACCATTCATATAGTTAACATATTTCCTCTGATTCAAAATGGAAAATATTATCTAGAAGATGTTATTAAAAATCTTCTGATTTTGGATGAGGTTGATCTTGATAGACAAGCTACTCTAATTGAAATAAGTGAGTTGGATTGATTACCAACGGAAAAAAGGACCGACTTATGGCAGCAGTCAGTCCTTTTTTTTGCTTAGATATTATTTAATGAAAAAGTTTAATTCAATTTTTTCAACTACTCTGGTTGGTTGTAGGACTATATTAACATGGAAAGTCTTTGTTTTTCTCTCATAATCTGTTGCGCCAACTTCAACAGTATAAGCGTCAAGACCTCGTTTGTTTTTAATAACTTCTAGGAACTCTGTTATTGCCCCACCAACCTGACCCCAAGTAATAGCATCATTTTGTTCAAAGATAAAGAATCTACAAAATTGCTCAAGTGCTCTCTTACAATACAGAACAAGTCTTACAATATTCACATCCTGCAATGCACTTGGTTTAGCTTGAGCTGTCAATTGTCCCCAAACAACATATCCAGCTGAAAATTGAACAATTGGATTTAGCTGTTTCAGATACATTTGATCTCTTTGACCAAGACGTGGATTATATCTAAGCTCCTTAATGTTATCTATTGCACCTCTTGTGAATCCAGCTGCTGCAAACCAAAGTTCAGCAACATTGTCATTCCTTGGTAACAAGTATGACATATGATACACAGGTGAGAACCAAATATCTTGACCCGTAAATGGATCAGATACCTTACTATATGACTCATACAATGAAACATAATAATTATTGTATGAATGACTATTTGTGCGTGTAGAAAGGGCAGTTGTAACAGATACGTTGTCTCCATTATCAAGGATTCCAACACAGTCCTTTCTGGTTGTACAAAGTGTGGAAATAGCTGTTTTTGTATCTGATGGATAACCAGCATCAAATACAATTGAGAAGTAAATATTTTCAGTATCCAGAATCTCATCCACATAATTTCCATTGTTTGGATTTGATAGAATTCCTGTATACCCTTGCTCAAGTAGAGTCGGTGCAGAGTATGCTGCATTAGGTCCAGAAGTATTGGTATTAAGACTTCCACTTAACCACAATGATCCTTCAGTACCTTTTCTTAGAGGAACTGGTTCAGATGAACTAAATGCACTAGCAATATTTGTGTATGATTTCTTAACTGAATATGTGATTGCAGAATCAGTATCAAAAGATGTAAAATCTGTAGAAGTTGAATCCGTTGCCCAAGATTGTGTAGTTAAAGCATTACTGGAATAGACTTCAACTGTCTCACCATCAACACCTGACGAACCACCCAACCATCCATAGATCTCATTTCCTCTACCATCTTTTGCAATAACTACATAAGTTGCAGTTCCTGCACCTTCCCACTCAGAAAAATCCTGCTTGTTATCTGTAATTGTTGCAGATCCAGCTGTTTTTACAACAACTGTGGTTCCTATTTCTTTATCAAAAGTTTTAACTGCTTCCTCATAACCTGCTGTATAAGCTCCACTCGTAAGTTCCATATCTGCTCTTAAAACAGATGAGTAATATTCAAGAACTGTTCCAATAAAAACTGATTCGCCAGCTGAGTCAGTAGCGTTAGGGTCAAAAGAAACTTCAAATGATTCAATAATAACATCATCATCATCTGCCTGCTTCTCATATACATCTAAAACATATACCCCATCAAGAGTTGGATTCGAGTGTTGTGTAAGTCGTATTCCTAAAGAATTGTAGTAATCCCCCCTCCCTATTGGTCTTAGAAATGCAATTGGATTTTTTGAACCATCAACTTCAAGATTTGTTGTAATCT